CAACAACATCCAAACTCAAACTGGATACACTCCAGAATTTGGATCAATTCCACCATCTGATTTTGGTTTTTACTTTCAAAACAGATTAGTTTGCAACATATCAAAAACAGAAATTGTTGTTAGTGATATTTTAAGTGAAAACTTTGATTTTACTGTTAATAACTTTATCATTAATCAAGGTGGGAATGATCGCATTGTTGGAGTATTGCCGTGGATTGAGAATCAGTTCTTGGTATTCATGTCTAAGTCGATCTATGTTGCTTACGTAGATCCACGATTTGACCCTGCCGCTCCTGATCAAAGCCAGATTACAGTGGTAACTACACAAGTAGGATGCCTGGCTCGCCGCAGTATTGTGTCTGCTGGTCAGTTTGTCTACTTTTTGTCAGGCAAGGGGGTACACATGATTACTCCGGCCTTGGACTTAAAGCTTATTGGCAACACGCTTCCGTTAAGCGAACCTATTGACGATTTCTTTGATAGTGTTAATTTTGGCGCAATAGGTAAATCTGTGTCGTCGTATTATGACAACAGGTTTTATATTGCTATTCCAACTGGATCATCTACGCGTCCAGATAAAACGCTGGTGTACAATACGCTTAATCAAGCTTGGGAGACTATTGATACATATCCAACTGGATTATATTCAGATGGCTTAGTTGTTTGTCAATACGGCCAAAAACGTAGGTTGTTTATATTAACAAATTTTACTGGATCTACTGAATTTGGTGGTATCTTTTTAGCAGATGAAAGTGAAGTTGGAGATGAGTTTTCTTCTCAGACTGGAACTCCAATTATTCCATTTACGTTGCCAGCTACAATAACTAGCAACCAACCTCGCACAGAGCCTGTGGATGCTCGGCTGCGCTCAAGGCAATATACGTTTGATAACGTACATGAAAAAAGGTTTTTACGTGCAGAGGTGCAGTTTAATAACTCTGCTGGCGATTTAATTCGCTTGTACGCTAGAACACATGATCCAGACGTTGCCGAGACATTCATGGAATATCGCTTCAATGGATCTGACACTACAGATTCCACGCTACGCCCAAGAATAGCCCTTAGAGGCGCGTGCATGGACATGGAGACACAGTTTATAACTGGCAGACCAGCATTGAAAACGGCAGTGCTATATGCTATAGCAGCTAATCGCAACATGGTTTCTGAGGAATAATTATGGCCCAAATACAAAAAGGAACAACTTACGCAACTGGATCGCAAGTTACCGCTGACAATTTAAACGCACACGTTGATAGTGCCACTTTGCTACCAGGGGCAATTACGGATCAAGCAGCAGGAACGGCTCTTGGCACGGATTTGATATTGGTGTCAAAAGCCGGAGTGCTAAACAAGGTTACCGCAGCATCAATATCAAGCCTTGCTGACTCTGGTGGTGTATTTCTACGCACTGATGGCAGTGCCGCTATGGCTACTGGTCAGCAACTAACGCTAGGAACAACCAATCAGCTTGCTGCTTTAAATGCGACATCTAAGGGTTATGTAGATGCAGTTGCAGCAACCCGTTTGCCGCTAACTGGAGGTACGTTAACTGGAAATCTAACGCTAACAACTACAGCAGTTGTAACATTATCTAAAGATCCTGTTAATGCGCTTGAAGCTGCAACTAAGCAGTATGTTGATAGTGGAACAGTAAGTGCAAAGGCATGGGTTAATTTTAATGGATCAACTTCTACAACATGGGCGGGTGGTGGATCAACTGTCACCAGAGTGTCTGGAAGCACAACTGCAACAGTTACGACTGCAACAAACCACAATTTAATTACTGGAAATAGTGTTTATGCGTTAACAGGAGTTGTTGCTGGCATTTATGTGGTAACAGTCCTTACTGCTACAACATTTACAATTCAAACTGTTGCAACAACAGCCTTGTCTTCAGTAACAATTACATTTCAAGGATGCACAATTAGATCATCTTATAATATTTCTAGTGTAACCAAAAATGGAACTGGCGATTATACTATAAATTATATAAAACCAATGGCTGATTTGAATTCCGTTCCTATAGGAACTAGCTCATCTTTTGCAGATGCAAGTGGTCAACCCGCGGCAGGCAGAGGATCCTCTATAGTAACAGTTATGTGGAGACCAACTAGCACAGCTTTTCAAAGAGTTGTAACTCAATATACAACCGGAACTGCCAATGCATATGATTCTCAAGATATGTTTATAACGGTTTTTGGAAATTAATTAAAAACTAATGAAAAAACTAACGCTTGATTTATACGAGCGTATTGTTGATGCAGTATATGAGAAGTCGAAGCATAGCCCAGACATGGAAATTGGAGATGGCACAAGGCACAACTGTGCCGAATACATTGCATTCTACGCTATTCACAATGAGTTGTTTTGGAGTGAACGGGATGGTAAGATTTGCGGCATTGCAACTTTTCATCCTGGTCGTTCTGATTTTGGTTGGAATTGGCCAGATTTTGATAATGGATCGTGGACGCTACATCTTGTTTGGGCTGATAACGTCAATATTCTGCATGAGATGTTTGTTGAATTTTTATCAAAACGAAAAAATCCAGTTACAGAATTTTGGACGTGCAGAAATGATGGTTTGGTAGAACTTACTGAAGCAAAACTTAAAAGACTATTTTATGGGAAAAGGCGGAACTACAATTAACGCACCAGCAGCACCGAACTACCAGGAGTCAATGAAATCGATCTTGCAAGCGCAAGTTCAGATGGCTCCGGAAGTATATGCGCGCGAAGCTGAGTACCAACCTAAGTATCAGCAGCTACAAGCGCAGATACAGGCTCAATCTGCTCAAGATCAACTAAAGCTATATGGTCAGTTGCAACCGGAGTATTCCGCGCTTGAAGCTAACTATATGCGTGCGCAGCAGGCAGCGCAGCAAAAAGCATTACAAGAACAAGCTCCCGATTACCTTAAAGCTTTCCAACAGGCTTCTGGCACATATGACACCAATCAGGCATTGCAGCAATACGGCCAGCAAAAGCTAGCGCAACTTAATGCCAATGGGACTTACTTGTCTCCAGAGGAACAGCGTCAAATTGATCAACAAACTCGTGCTGGATATGCCTCCAGAGGAACGGCATTAGGCCAGCAAGCCAATCTTAGTGAGGTGCTAAATCGTTACCAGTACCGCCAAGGACGCGAGCAACAGTTGCTGGGCACTGGAATGCAACTTGGGCAGTACCAGGCTCAAGCTGCTGCTCCTGCCTTGCAATCATTCTATCAGCAACCTATGTATGCTGGCGCGTTTGGCGGTCAGGCTCTTGGTAACGCAATAGGAAGTCAGCAGCAGGCTGGCCCATCGTTGTTTAACCCAGAGTCCCAGACTGGTATGGGAAGTATCTACGGCGCGTATAACTCGCAGCTAAACCTTGCTGCGGCACAAGCGCAAGCTAATGCTGCTTCAAGTGCTGGTAAGAGCGGCATGTTTGGTTCTATTGCTGGCGGTGCGCTTATTGGGGGCGGGTTGGCATACTAATGAAACTGGGAACAAAAACTAGAGCAATAGTTGTAATTCAACGTGCACTTAAAAACGCAAGGCGACCTGCCGTACTTTGGAGTGGCGGCAAGGATTCCACTGTATTATTACACCTTGCACAGGAGATACGCCCTGACATTGAAATGATTCACTTCAAGCTGCCGTTTCTTCCTGAAAAGTACATGCATCATCATAAGGTGCAGGAAAATTTGAACATCACGGTTCACGATTGGCCGCCTGTCTCGATTGCGTTAGTCCATGGGAATGATCGCATAGACGTTTGTGAGACGTACTCTCTTGGTGAAGGCACGCTAAAGGTGATGCGTGGCACTGAGCCGTTTGAGCCTAATCATGCCTGGGTATGCGGCAGGGAATGGCTTAATAGGCCAAAAGCGCACGTAGTTAATGACTTTGACGTGTTGTTGTGTGGACACAAGAATAGTGACGAGGATCCTATTACAGGAGCAATTCCACTTGAAGTTGACCGAAAGATTCTAGGAACCAACACTGCCATGTGGTTTCCTTTGCGTAATTGGACGGACGAAGATGTTGCTAATTACATTCTGCAAAATGGAATTGCATACGACACGCAACGGTATGACTCTGATGTCGTCAGCAAGCCTGACAAGCATCTAAACTCTGACTACGTGCATACTTGCTTTAGGTGCGTTGACAAGCGCGAAGGCAAGTTTGTGCATTGTCCTAAACATAATATAGATATAGAAAATATACATGAACAAGTATTGCACGAGCAGCCAGTTAGTGCCTACTGCAATGTCAGAACTGGACTGCAAGACCTGCGGAGCTTGTTGCGCTCACAAGTGGAGCTGGCCGATATTGCGTCGAGACAGGAGTGATGCTATAAACATCCCTAAAGAGTTTATACGAGATGATTATCCGCTGCTTAAAACAGTTAACAATCGGTGCATCGCCCTCTGCGGCGAGATTGGCAAATCAGTCTCATGCTCAATTTATGAACATCGTCCACAAGCTTGTGCTAAATTTGAAAAAGGCAGTCCTCTTTGTCTAGAGGCCAGAAAGAAACTTTATGAAACCTCGTGAACTTTATAGTGGCCCTGCTCCAGCGGCTCAGGCTCAAATGGGTGCTGGTATCTTGGAAGCCGGAGCTAACATCGGACGCAGCATTCAGTCTGGATACGAGTCTATCGGCAAGAGCATCGGAGCAGGCTTGCAGGCAGTTGGCGGTGCTGTTGGCCAATATGAGACAGCTAAGTCCGCTAACAAAGTTACTGAGTCGCTACTTGGTAACGAAGAGCTATCAAAGACCATATTGGGCATAAGTGGGCAACAGCGCGTGGATATGTTGAGCAGCTTTAGAGATACCATAGCGCAACATGGACAAATGGGCGGGGCGCAGTTTTCTAGTCAGTTGCTTACTCCAATTCATGAGTACGCTCAAATTGGCAGGCAATATACTCAGCAACAAGAATTAGCTAAAACAGCAGCAGATGCTTCAAGGTATAATGCTGAACTTGGAGCAGAAACCAGTAGGTTTGTTGGTGCACTTCCGTATGGCATGCCAAAAGGAGGAGCAGGGGTTAGCGCATCAACTTTTATTCCCCCTGTTGCTGCGCCTTCTGTTGTTCCTGGCCCAGAGCCTTATACTAATGTTCCAGCCAGCCAAGTAGAGGCTTTTAAGAGTGATCCAAATAATTTAGGGGTGCCCGTTACTGCCGAAGGATTAGCTGCGTGGAGTGCTAATTATCTTAAACAAAAGAAAGCAGCAGGATCAACTGCAACTCCTAATCTTAGAATGGGGCCTTAATAAATATGAACGACCGCATCGCATCTACAATGCAGCAAATAATGGAGTTTAGGAACCAGATGCAGCAGAATCAGCTTGAACAAGATAAGCAACAAGCTGCTGCGTTACGGGAATATCAGCAACAAGCTGCGCCTGTTGGTGAATCAGCCCCAGCAACTCAGCCTGCTGCGCCCGCTGTTGATCCAAATGCTTTTGTTTATAAGGCAGACAAATACGAAAAAGATCGCCAAGATATTATAGCAAAAAAGGGATTTGGATATAATAAAATTTTAGAAATGAGGCTTGATGAGCCTACTTCTAAAAATGTAAGAGAAATGTTGGAAAATCAGTACGGCCCAACTCCTGCACCCTTCAATTTATCTCCAGAGTATAAAACGGCACAAGATAGTGTTGATAAAATCAACGAAAAGTCTCGCACAACCCAGACGCTAGGCACTCAATTAGATGTAATGCGGAAATATCTAGACGCTGGCGACAAGCAAGGAGCTTTGACGTTTGCTAAAGAAGTGATGGCAAAAACAGTAAATTCGCTAATTAGTTCTGATGCAGTTAGTATTGGTGAAGCATTTATGCGCTATCCCACGTTGTTGAATGCTCCAGAAATGGCAATGCTAGGTGACAGAAAAAACGGACTGACTAACACCATACTTACAAGATTAAGCGGCATGTCTGCGGATGAACTTAAAAAGCTAAATGTGCTTGGTGCCTTAAAGAAAGCATACAACGCAGATCCAGAGGCTTTTTACGAGGCAACCGCTCACGCTTATAATGCTTCTGCAATTCCGTTTAATAACGAGATGCACACAGTTATTGAGCGCACAAGCCCCAAACATGCATTTGATATGGGAGTAAGACCCCTTGCAATGTTTGGGGTTCGCAGCGCAGATCCTGTTGAACAACTTAAGAACTCTGAAGATTTTCGCAAAAAACACGCAGACGATCCAAAAGCCAGTCAATTTGTTAATCAATTTAGAGGCTACGATATTCAGGCCATTACCCCAACAGTAATGCGAGGTGGAAGCCAACAGGGATCGCCTAATTTAGCATATCCAAGTGGACAGGCAGCTTCTGTGCAGCCGTCAACACAAGGCCAAGCAGCGGCCCCTAGCGGCCCAGTATACGGCCCAGTGAAAACATATGGCTCAACTCCATTCACTGTTATAAAATAATTTAATATGGAACAAAATCCAAACCCTAATGCTGGGCTTGAGGTGTTAACTGATGTTGTTCCTGCTGGAACCACCATTCAACTTCCTAATCATTTTGATGAGAATGGCAATCCTGTTAAATTACAGATCAACCAGGACATACGGCAAAAAGACCTACAGCAACAACTTGATATTCATTATCCAAATGATGTTAATGCGCTGGCTAGGCAGATGGCGTTTGGTTCTCCCGATCAAGCAAGCAGAGTAACTCAAGAGCAGTTCAATGATGTGCTTGATGCTGCTTCTGCTAAAGAAGAAGTAGATAAGGTTCGCGGTATAAAGTCTGATAACCCTGGCTTTTTTGCTTTAGCGGGGAATGTTCTTCCTCATATTGTTTCTGATATTACTCATGGCTTGGTTGAAACCGCCAAACAGGTTGGTATTGCTGGTATGCCAATGGTTGGTGGGTTGCAAAATGCCGAAAGTTTTAAGCAACAAAGCTATGCTGTTGCAAAGCTTGTAGAAGGCGTTGCCGAGGGAACTGAGCAGTTTGCTAATGCAACTGAACTCCTTGCAAGGGCTGGATTGTTGCAACAAAGTAATGTCAATAAGTATGCGATGTATAATATCGCAAAAGACATGGAGTTAAACGACCAGCAACGCAAGGCTGGTGATACTCTTTTATTTGGTCAAAATCCTGAGATTGGAGCAAGTGCTGCACTAACCAAGAATGTTCTTGATTTAAGCTTGATACTTCCTGGAGTCGCAAAGCTTGCTGGAGGATTAAGCAGGGCGGGAACCGAGGTGGCCGCTCAATCCATAAAGGCACTAGCCGAGGAAACTGGCGTTGGAATGGCTAGGCAGCTTGCTGGCAATGTAATGGCTGCGACTGGTGATAAAATTGCTGCTGGGGCAAATGCAACGCAAGTTCTTACATCTTCCTTAAAAAAAGGAATTGGCGTTGGTGGACAAGTTGCTGCTGGCTTAGGCGCAATCCATGTAGCAGAAGAAAACCCATACTTAGCAGGTGGTCTAGCCTTGCTTGCTGTTGGTGCTCCGGCAATAGGAAGTGTTGTTGGCAAAGGAATGCAGTTTGCAGGAAAGGCCCTTGCAACTGATTCAGCGGTTCTTGCTGGCAGAGAAATCCTTCAACAAGGGTCTAGAAATGCTGCTGAAGACTTTGCTATTAGAACAGCACTTAGTCTTACACCTCCAGATTCTGTTGTAAGAACCATTGGCAGTGTGCTGGATTCTTCGGTGCATGGTGCTGCTATTGGGGGTGGGCTTGCCTATGGACAAGCAATGTCTGATCCATTTGCTTCCGCTGGCGAAGTGGCACAAAACACTATTGTAGGAGCAGTTGGCGGTGCTGCGGCTGGCATGACTTTAAGTGGAGCAACTCACTTAGCTTTTCGACCAGAGTTTAGCAAAGGTGCTCGTGACTTAAATTACGCACGAAATGTTGCGGCTGACATTCAGTCTAGGCCAAACGAGCGCAGTGTTATAATTGACAATCAAGAGATCAAGTCCAACGACAAAGACAACAGAATCAATCTTTTAGTTAGAAGCGACATCCCTACTGGAGATAAGGCCAGAATCAATTCCGTACTTAGGAGTGCTGAAGCTGCGGGCCATGATGTTATTTTTGTAAATAACGACACTGCACTTCCAGATATGCTGGGTGGTAGGGGCGAGCAAATGGGTAAGGGCGTTGTGGTTTCAAATGATGCCAGCACAGGCAAGAGCACGATCATAATCAACTCTGATAAGATCACTCCGGCCTCAGCTATTGAGGAGGTTTCTCATGCTGTGATTGGCGATCAGATGGCAACTGATATTCTCAAGAGTTTGATGAAAGAAGGCGGCGGGATTAGCGGTGCGCTTGATAAGCTAACGCCGTTTGCAGATCGCTATATCTCAACGCAACGCGAAAGCAATCCAGCCGCAGCGGACGCGCTTAAAGCCAAGCTTGACATAGCCAAGCAAACAAACATTTCGGAGAATGAGCGGATGGCAGCACTGCTTCCTATTGTGCATGAGTATGCGGCAATGGGTAGTGGCGAGATGCTAAAAGGTCGTCCTCCAGAGTTGCTAGAAACTGGCATCTCTCGAAATGTGTGGATAAATGCTGCACACAATGTTCAATCTTCGCTTGGAATGCTTCCTTCTGGAGCAACCAAAGATCCAATTACTGGCTTCTTTTGGAAAGACGGCAAGATCACGGACGACAAAGTTTTGCAGGGCGTTTCCAAAAATATTAGCGACTTTATCAAGTCTGGAAGAGCCCCAGTTGGCATTAGTGCAGTCCCATCAGACGTACCAATCGGCACAAGGAGAACCGCTGGCAAGTCTGCGGAGCCTCCTAAAACGGGATATGAACCTGGGGACATTGCACCTGATGGTGGTCGTGTGGTTGGTGAAGTTCCTCACGTTCGCTACGAAGACAAGGTAGTTGACCAAAAGACGGGACAACTGCGGCAATCTAAAAAGTCAGAACAAGACAAGATTCATGGCGATGTATTTAAGTTGGCATCCAAAATACTTGGCACAGAAAACATTGACCCACAGAGATGGGAACAAGGCATTTATGGCGGTAATGTGTCGGTTGGCAATGGCGGTAAACCAATTATCTACAAGGACACGCCATTGTCCACGGCGGAGTTAATGGGGTTGTTCTCATTAAAAGATCACTTTGGCAACTTTATTATTAAGCCAGAAAATCAACAGCATGTTGAATTACTCAACGCATCAATAGGTACTGGCAATATTGTTAATCTTGATAGTGTTGTTAATCTAAACAGAAATACATCTAATCGAGATTATAAAACTAGAGTAAATGGCAAGGCGTTAATACTTGGCTTTCAGCAAACACCAAAGGGTGGGATACATGTATTAACCTATGATTTATCATTGCTTGATAACTTAATAAATCATGAACGTGGAATAACTGAAGTAATTAATAAAGCACTCAAAGAGTACAAAATTAACTCTTTAGATGACGCTGTGCCTTATGTTAAAGCCTACCTTGAGAACTTATCTCAAAGTCAAGCAATGCCATCGGCATTTAAGCTGGCATTAGTTGCTCCAGATGGAGCTAGCGCAACAAGCGCAACAGTGCTGCGAGATGTGTTTCATTTGGCTGGAGGATTGGATCAAAGGGCAGAAAGCACCACAGACAGGCTATTAAATCAACCTCTCAAAGAAAGGTTTGAGGGATTAGTTGAGCCAGGAAGACCTCGTGATCAAAGCGTGTTCAACAATCGTCGCCTTGACGATATTCTCGGTGCTTCTTTGTATCAGCCTGAGGGATCTCCGGTATCCATCAAGGTAGATAAGAGCAAGATGATCAGCCGTTACAGGGCCAACTTCAGCCCTGATACATCTCCTGTAGAGAATCTAGGAGACAGCAAAGTCATCACTGATCCCATTGCAAAAGAGCGGATTATTGTTAATCCAAATGGCAAGGCCACTTTGTTCTTGGAAAATGGCAGGAAAGTTGTGCTTGCATCTGAGCAAGAAGCAATCGACTACAGCAACAAGGAGCTGGCAAAGTCTCGTGCAAGGTTCTCTCCATCGTCCAGAGAAGACATGCCTGAAGGCCCAGTTTTCACGAGAGAACAAGCCCAGCAAAGAATTGACAGTGCTGCTGATTGGGAATTTGTCTCGATGCTTAAAGATAGGGACAAAAATCAAAAAAGAATTGAACGCACCTATAACAGGTTTTTGACTTCAGATAAATCCTCAAAGCGCATTGAGGCACTTAATAATGCTGTTGATGTTATTCAAGAAAACGCTGGCATCAAGATCGACAAAAACAAGTTTCCGTTCTACACAGAGCGTGGTGGTGCTCCTGCCCTATATAGGGAAATGCAGCAGTCTATAAGTAAAGCATATCCTGAACTTACTGATCTATTTAAGTTAGGTGAGCTTGAACATCAAGTCCAAGGAAAAAAATCTTTTGGAATGTCTCTTGATCTATTTCCCGTAATAGAAGGACGAGAGACATACTCAATGAAAATTGGACGAGAAATGTCAGAACTTACTGACAAAATTGTCCAAAAGTTTAAAGGCAAAATTTCAAATGCTGATGCTCTTAAAAAGGCAACTCAGGTCTATGATTCAATCACAAATGTCTTTTCTAAGACAGAACGTGATCTGGTTACGGACAAAATAAACAACGAGTTCATTGCTCTTGTTGACGCAACCAGACCATCTTCTGGAGGTCAAAATGTTCGCTTCTCTCCAGATACAGAAGGCTACCAAAGATACACGGCAAAGGAAAAGAAGCAGCTAGAAGTGTACATTCGCAATAAAGATATTCGCGATGGCACTGCGTTTAAGGAGCTTTGGGCGGCACACGATGCCATGTTGCGTGGCAGGCAAGAAACAGAAGGCGGCGACATTCCTGCTTGGGTTCAAGCAAAAGAAATACGTAGCGACATTGAACGTGAATCTCAGACTTTGATGCGGAAACGCAGGAAAATGGCACAGACCATTCGCGAGGACTCGATTGCATGGCAAGCAGAAGACAAGCCTCCAGTTTATGATCCTGAGTTGATTGAACCTAGCAAGGGCCGCAAGCCAAAGCTTGAGCGCAGACAAATGTCTCAATCAGAACTAGAAGCTGTGACCGAGGCTGCTGGTTATAAGCCACCAGTTGGCAAGCCCGCTGAAGTTCGGCCAAGTCAAGTTGTGAAACCTGGCACAACACTTAAGTCCTTGCAGGATCTTACTGGCCTGCAAACGTATGCGCCTAGTCCCAAGGCTGAGGCTGTTGTGGCTGTACAAGCTGCACCAACAACAAGGCCAAATGTGACGGATTTAATTTCACAAAAGCGTGTTCCGTTTAGGGTTATACCGATTAAAACGGAAACTGTTACTGGCTTTTTAAAAGAGCTTTCTGGCAGCAAAAGTGCGCTTTATGAACAAGCCGTACAACAACAAATGGCATCTGAGCCAACCACTTATACTGAGCCTCGAAAGGCGGCAACGCCTCCTCCACTTCCTCCAAAGCAGACAGCCGTTGAAGGCTTGGTGTCTGCCATAGATGATCCTGCCATTCCTCCAACTCACATCATTCAACCTATGCCAAGCGGCAAGTTTAAGGTGTGGTCAGTTGGCAGGCAAGTTGTTGACGCCATTACAGAAAGCTATCAAGACGCTGTTAAAGCGGCCCAAATCAAACGACAGGCCGAACAGAAGGTGAAATCAACCAGAATGCGCCGTTATGCCCCTTAAAAAATCTTCCTCAGACAAGGCTTTTACCCAGAACTTAAAAGCAGAAATCGGTGCTGGTAAGCCACAGAAACAGGCAGTTGCTATTGCGTATGCCGTTCAAAGAGAAGCCGCTAGAAAAGAAGCAGCAGCACGCAGAAAAAAGTAGTTGACGAGCAATTGGAAACTGGGTCGAATGTGCTCACCAAGTTGATCGCCGGAATGCTCTGGTGGCTTGGCAAAACAGTACAATACGATACAGAAAATGAAAGTTGCTAAAATTCAGGACATTGAAAACCTCGCAGATGGTTCCATTATTGGCGAGATGGTAGTGAAAGTTAAGGCGGCATTTGATGCAAAAACAGGACAAGGTAAGTACGGCCCTTGGCGGGTACAGGCTGCGATTCTTACAGATGCTACGGGTGAGATCCGTGCAAGCTTCTGGACGACAGAAGACATCAAGGCGATGGTTGGACAGACCATTACCATCAAGTCACAAGGTGGAGCGAAAGGACTACAGGGCTTAAAGGTTAAGCTGTCCACTCATTCCGGTAAAAACGAGTTGGATATCTCCGAAAAGGCTGCGATCTATGATCAGGCCAAGAACGCTTTTGAAGAGTACTCCGGTGCGGTAAAAGCCAACGCTCAGATTGCCAAGTCTGCGGGATCTGTTGCTGACGCCAAGCGCGTTTTGTTTCAGAAAGCGCAACTATATGTTGAGTGCGTGAAAGCGGCAGACTGGATTCGCTCACAGCACGAGTTGACTCAGGATCACTTCCAAGCTGTTGTGTCCACACTATTCATCAGTGCCGATAAGCAGAACTTGGCGAATGCCTTTCCTGCTTCACAGGCAAAGCCATTGGAGCTTGAGGTTGACGAGATCCCGTTTGTCACCCCAGCTAAGGACGAGTTTGAATCTGAAAACGGCTGGTAATGATTGAGGACATCTGCATAGCACTGGTGTGCCTTGTTATTTTGTACACAGTCGCATTCAATCAATGAACCAACGCCAAAAAGGTGCTCGTGGAGAGCGTATGTGGCGTGATGAACTTCGCAACGCTGGCTTCACCGCAAGGCGGGGCCAGCAGTTTGCGGGGGGAACAGATAGCCCAGACGTAATCTGCGAAGAACTTAGCGGCATTCACTTTGAAGTGAAGTGTGTGCAGGCATTAAATTTGGAGACTGCCATAGCCCAGGCATCACGGGATGCTGGCGACAAGAAGGACTGGGTAATCGCTCACAAGCGAGATCGCCTTCCTTGGAGGGTCACTATGTCTCCCGAACTCTTTTTCAAGCTACTCCGTGATGGCATGGACGGCTTGAAGTAACACTTTTCCCTTGTGTTAACTTAATCTTGTGGCGAGACGAGCCGCAAGGGATAAACGGTGGGGCGCGTCATCGAGATCAACGCGCAACTTAAACCTAAATTATGAAACTAAAACTGTCATTTGCATACAAACTTACGGACGCTCAAGCGGTGAAGCGCATTCGTGAACTTCCCGAGGACTATCAAGCGATAGTTGCTCGCATCATCTGGTGGGATTACTTTGCAACACGCATGTCCGTGAACTGCACTAGGCTATTTGATGAATGGCTTGTTTGGCCAGATCCAGAATTACCTTGGCCGGAACAGCCGGAGTGGATGAGTATTATTCCACATTTAATATATGCTGGCTTTCCTCCACAATTAGCAGTTAAACGCTTGCAACCTAAATCAGTTTATATCCAAAAAGAAAAACGCAGTCACAAAAAGAAATAATATGATAAAACTTACAATAACAACAAAGGCAGGAACTACAGTTAGCTTAGACATCCCAGAGGTGGACGAAGTAACGCTCGAAAATAAGCTTCACGAAGCCCTGTCTGCTGTGGTCTATCCAGACGGCTATGACACCCCAGTAGAATCGCCAGCTACGGCCCAAGAAACACGCCAAGCTAGTAGCAACGATGAGGAGGTTTCGAGGGTTGATTGTTTTGGTGAGACGTTCTTACCTTCGGACTTGTTACCGTCAGCAAAACGATATAAGTCAGTACAAGAAATGCTCTTAGCACAGGGAATTGATCTTGCAATCCTCGCGAGCGATACCGGGGAAAAGATGGAGGAAGGGGAGGTAGGAGGGGAAGAGAGGGGTTGCAAGGGGGGAGAAGGGGAGGTGGAGGGGAAGGAGGAAGAAAAACCTGAGAGAATTTATGATCTTGATCATACCGTGGAGACCGCTTTGGACTTATTCCAGTTTCCTTGTGAGAATGGTATTTACATACCACCAATGCAGTTAACCCGCGATTTCGTTTTAGCATTTGGAGAGGAGCATACAACAAGGGAGTTTCTTAAAGCTCGTTCATGGCTAATTGCCAATCCAACTAATCGTAAAACTCAACGTGGAATGGGGCGGTTTCTTAATGCTTGGTTATGTCGTGAAGCAGGCATGAAACGTACTCCGATTAAAGAATCGAAAACCATAAAATCAGACTCATTATTATCGAATGGAACAGAAAACTCGCAGGGTTGGTAAGGCAGATATTGACTTGTCCAAGGTTCCGCTCGCAACTGAGACTGAGAAAGGCATAGCCAGCATCGCGGTTAACCACCCCGATGAGTTTGTGAAGGTAACGGCTGAGAAAAGGTTTTCTCCACTCGACATCTTTCATCCACTCAGCAAGGCAGTTGTTGAAGTGGTGCTATCTCAAGCTTCTCGCAGTTCCGAGTGCGATATTAGGATCGTGTTTGAGAAGGTGCGCGAACGCTTGCC